AAAGAGCTCCAAAGAGCTCCAAAGAGCTCCAATCACCCCAAAAAATTTTTTAAAGTTCCAAAAATTACCTTGCGCCTTTTTCATCGTCAAGTTATAATTAAAGAAAGGAACCAAAAATGCAGCCACACTCCCATAACAAAACCATAGAAGCCGAGATGCTTCAGCAAGGTTGGAAAGTCGAAGATGTAGCTGCGGCCAAAGCTTCGCCTTTATGGAACTTAGGAAAATCGGAAGAAAGATGGCAAAGAAAGAACGGGAAGAAAAGCCTTCTCCGTTAGAAAAAATTTTAGATGAGTTAGATGAAAAAGAAGGGGAAGCTGCAACATTAGCTGTCGGTGAGGATTTAGCTCCTTTGCCCCCGACGGCTTCCCCGATGGTTTCGNCATCGGCAGCTTCCCCATCGACGCCATCGCCGATTGCCGAGTTGCTAAAGCAGCCGGTCAGAACCTTGGAAGATATTGCGGCAGTTTTCAGATCGGCGATGACTCCAGCTAAGTTGATGGCTTATGCTCAGGATTGCCCGACTCCTATTTGGCTTGATTGGATGATCAAGTTAAGCCCGAAGCAGATTAAACTGGACGGCAAAGTGGATATCAGAGCGGCATTCATTAACTTAGGGCCGCCAAACAGAAAATAGCCGNGGGCCGGGGGCGGTTCCGATAGTCCCGATAGTCCCGATGGCCCCGAGGCGAAAATTTAAAGCGTTCAAAATTTGAACGGATAGAAATCCAATTCGGGNCGGAACGGCCCGGGGCCGACAATGCCAGAAATCCTTTTTGACCCAAATCCAGCTTGCAACTATCGTCATGATTATGAAAAAATAATCAGTGACATTAACCAGTTGCTAAGCGGAGATAGGTTTTCTGATGCTCATGATAAAGTTCGTCAGTGGGCCTTGGATGACCTGTTTTTCTATTTACACTTTATCTTAAGGGTCGGCTCTGTAAATCATCCTTGGTTACTGGAAAGAATCGTTGAGGTTCAGGGGGACAACGATGGCACAATGGATTTGTGGAGCAGAGGGCATTATAAATGTGGTTGGGAAAACTCGCAGATATGGATGGCTGATGGAACTTATAAACTATACAAAGATGTAGAGCCTGGAGAATATGTCCTTGGTTATGAATCGGGTCATTCTGTGCCGGTTAAAGTTGTCGCTAAGACCCCCGCCTTTCAGCGAGTTTGCTACAAAATCAAATTGCGTTCAGGGCGTGAAACCATTTGTGGTATAGACCATCCTTTTTTAGCTATTAATGGCCTGGTGGAAGCTAAAGACCTGAACGAAGGCGATTTTATTGCTGTTCCAAGAGACAGCCTCGCAGAGATTGATGACAACCAGGGGCTGTTAAACATTTGCAACGNCGATTTTCGTTGGGATCAGATTGTAGAAATTAGTTATAAAGATGTCCAAACTGTTTACGATATGCAGGTTGGTGGAGATAATCTTTATATCGCTGATGGCATAATTACGCATAACTCCACAATTATCACTTATGGCTTGAACCTTTGGGAAGTTACTAAAGATCCCGAGCAGCGCATTGGNATTTTTAGCCACACTCGGGGAATTTCTAAGTCTTTTCTTAGAAGNATTAAGCATACCTGCGAAACCAATCCTAATCTGCACACGTTTTTTCCCGAGGTTTTCTGGAAAGACCCAAAATCTGAGGCATTAAAATGGAGCGAAGATGACGGCCTTATTTTCAAGAGACAGGGTGCCTGGCAAGAAGCGACGTTTGAAGCCTGGGGTCTTGTCGATGCTCAGCCGACATCTAAGCATTTTACTGTTCTCAACATGGATGATGTTGTTACCGTAGAATCTGTGTCAACGCCAGACCAGGTGCTGAAAGTTGAAGATACCTTTCGAGTTGCCTTGAATCTTTGCGACACTCATAGTTACAAGAAGAGGCTGATCGGGACTCACTACTCCCATGCCGATCTTTATTCTACTCAGGAAAAGACGGGGGCTTGGAAAGTTCGGCGGCGGCTCTGCACCACAGAAGGCGTGTATCCTGGGACTCCGGTATTGATGTCTCAGGCAGAATTACTTGAACGTCGGAAGCTGATGGGAATTTACGTTTTTAATTGCCAGATGCTGCTAAACCCGGTATCGGAAGAAAATCAGGTTTTTCAAAGATCGTGGCTCCGGTATTATCGGCAGTTGCCAGATCGGGCCATGAACCTGTATCTCTTTTGCGATCCAGCTTCGGGTCGGAAAGAAAAAATTGCCCGAAGCGACTTTACTGTGATGTGGCTGTGGGGCCTTGATCCGATGAAGAACTTGTATCTCGTTGANATGATTCGGGACAGGCTGAACCTGACGGGCCGGTGGAAAGCTCTGAAAGGCATAATGAAGAAGTGGCCCAAAATTCAACGGGTATATTATGAACAATACGGGCTGCAAGCCGATGTCGAACACTTTGAAAGCCGCATGAGAGATGAAGGAATTTATTTTATAATAGAAGAANTGGGCGGCAAGTTGGCTAAGACGGACAGGATTCAGAAGCTGGTTCCTCTTTTTGAAGCAGGAAAGGTTTATCTTCCCGAAGTCTTTTACCATCCTGAAGGAAAAAGGGATTTGGTTAAAGAATTTATTGAAGAAGAATATTTGACATTTCCTTTCTCGGTGCACGATGACATGCTTGATGCGGCTTCTCGGTTAATGGACGAAAAGACTGAGTGCTATTATCCCGAGGCTTATCCCGCAGAAGATGATGAGGAATCAGAATTTGGCGACTTGATTCAGCTTTCTGATTGGTCTCAAAGAAAAGCGAATAGTCGCTATGCAAATACATAGAAGCTTTTTGGTTCCGATGATCCCGAGGTGAAAATTTAAAGCGTTCAAAATTTGAACGGATAGAAACTTGAAAATAGGAAAACGATGTCCATATATCAAACAGAGAGTAGCCCGTTTGGCAGGATTTTTGGCCAAGAAGATGAAGAAGAGAATCGGATAGCCATGCTGCCGGAAGCTGAGTTGCCCGAAGAAGCCGGGGATTACCTTGTGATGGGAGCCTCTCCTGAAGAAGATGCGCTGGCTGAGTTGAAGGCCGTAGAAGCTGCGAAAGCTGCGGAGAAATATTTGACTGATTTAGGTGGTTATATCGAATCTCTCTATGCGGCATTTGACGGCTCTCCGGTAAGGCGTAAGATACTGGATTTGGTTAAAGATTCCAGGAGAGCTTATTACACTGAGGCCGAGTCTACGAATTTCCCGTGGAAAAATGCTTCGAATATGATTACCCCGCTGACCACGATGGGTGTTGATGAAGTAGAGCCTCGGTTAGCTGCGGCAGTTGTAGGCCGGGAGCCGCTTATTAAAGCTAAGGAATGCTTGGGGGCCTCGACGCCAGAAGAAGCGGCTGCGATAACCAAGTTTGATAATTTTATCTTGACTCATCGAATTCCCATGAAGAAGCTGGTTCCTGAAATGATCCATGAGCAGCTTCTTGATGGCACGGTTTATCCTCTGGTTTCGTGGGAAATTAGTAGCAAGAAGGCTCGGCGGATGGTGCCTGATCCGGCTTCGCCGAACGGCTTGTCAAAGACCATTATTGACATTTCTACCAGCGGCCCTCAGTTATCTTTGGTCCCAGTAGATTTTGTTTGGCACGCAGATGATGTAGATGATGAGGATTGGGAAGATGCGGACGTTATTCGATATGTCGGCAGTTTGACCGTTGATGAGTTGGAAAAACGGGCTGCGGTAGAAGATGGTTGGTTTTTGCCCGACGTCTTGGAAAAGTATGAAACCTCGGTTAGACATCATAAGACAATTCAGCAGGAGAATGAAGGTGTCCAGGGCTATGATTATGATAAGGTTCCTGGGCAGCGGCCTATTGAATTTTATGAAGCTTTTATAAACTATCCCGGGTTTGAAACTGGCGAAGCAGCAAAGTTAATTGTTCTGGTTGAAGTTCACTCGTTTGAAGTGTTTAGGATAAGGGAACAAATTGATGTCATAGACGAAAATATTAAGCCCCTTAGACGAATACGATTCCTTAAGAGGAGAGGAATCTCGTGGGGCTATCCATTGTATACTCTGATTGCGGGGATTCAATTAGGGATTGATGCAATGTGGAATAGGTGTATTAATTCGGCTGATATCACGATGACCCCGTGGGGTTTTATTAGAAGAGGAATGTCTGGCTTAAGGAAAAGTCGGATGGAAGTTTTCCCAGGCAACTTAGTTGAAGTGGATAATCCTGAGGCGATAAACTTTCCTAACCTCTCGATGTTTCAGCCTAATCAATTTGTTCCCTTAATTTTACAATACGTTTCCTTTTTTGAAAGAACCTTGAATGTCAACGACTTTATGCAGGGCCGGGAATCGCAACTGGTCGGCAAGAAAGGATCGACGGCAACAGGGACTTTAGCGATTCTGCAAGAAGGCAAGGTTAAGTTTGAGTATCGTGGTGGCCAGACGCATTTGGAGTATTTAGATCTGTTTAAGGTTATTCATGATCTATGCGTTTCTAATATGCCAATGGAAGATATGATTAAGATTTGCGGCCAGCCGATAATGAAATATTCCTCTGAAGAAGAATATATTTTCTTGTTAACCGGGAGTGACCTGACTTCTAATCGCTTTGTTGACCGGCAAGAGACGGAATCTTTTATGGCTACGATGCAGCCGTTTTGGCAGCTTCTCAATCCTATGACGATGTTGAAAGATGTTCTGGAATCGTATCAAAGGGAGCCTCAATATTACATAAATCCCGAATTGGCTCAGATTGTGCAGCAGTGGATGACGGCAAAACAAAATGAAGAGGCGCTGACACAGATAGGCCTGCCGCCCGATATGGCTAAGCAAGCGGCGCAGGCAGGATTTACGCCTGAAAATGTTGAGGTATTTGTAAAGCAATTGGGCAAGGAAGCGGGGAAGGCTCAGTTTCAATCGGAGGGGGCGGGGTTGGAAAATGACAATCGCTAATTTGCAGAATCTGGTTAAAAGCCTTGATTGGGAAGATTATTTGGATCATATTGAAGAACTGCAAGAAGCGGTTCTGCGCCAGATGATGACTTTGGAGATGGGCCAGCATGAAGAATTTATTGCTTTAAACGCAAGGCTTCGGGTGTTGGAACAAATAACTCGTTACTTCGAAATTGANGTGTTGGATGATCAGAGTAACGAAGCTGAAAATTTGGAAAAGTTGGCAGTTGTAGAGAAAAAATACACTGGGCGGCTTAAGAAACTGATGAAAAAATTAATAAGAGGAGCCGATTAAATGGCCGAAAGTATTGTTATTGACGCTGATGAGGCTTATGAGGCTCAGGAGAGCGCCGAAGTCGTAAAGGATGCGAGCGACGCTGAAGGCGTTTCTGCTGGAGCTGCCGATGCATCGGCTGTAGGGGAACAGGATAAGGAAGATGAAGTAGAAATTGAAACTGAATCGGAGGCATCTTCGGTTGAGACGCCGAACAATGAGATCGGCCAATTAAAAACAACGATCAGAGAATTGCAGGATCAGTTGTTGCAGATGTCGGCAAGGGTGCGGGAGCCGGCAGAGGCCGTTAAACCGAAGGTCGAAGAAGAGCAGTTGACACGGGCTCAGCTGGCCCAAATTATTTCAGAAAATAGCGATAAACCAGAGGTTTTGCTGAACGTAATAGATTATATGACTGAGCAAAAGACTCGGGCCGTAAAGAAACAAGCTTTTGAAGAATTGAGTCACTCGAATTGGGAACGGGAAATTGCGGGCGTTGCTAATCGGATATTAACAGAAGATAGGGACGGTTATTTGGCCGCAAATCCCGATGCCCTGAAGAAGGCCATCCAGATTGCGAAAAACTTGAGGTTGGAAAGCCATCCAGCAGGCGTTGCGGCTGCGTATAGTTTAGTGCGGCTTATTGAAAGCTTGTCAGGGAAGGAAGAAAAAGTTGTGGTTCCTTCTGTTAAGAAGGTTTCCAGTAGCAAGATGGACAAGACTCGATCATTAGCAGAGTCGAAGAGAGGCTCCAATAAGAAACTGACTAAGGAACATCTTGAAATGGCTAAACGACTGGGTGTTAAAGACGTTAATCTGATGGCAAGGTTTATTCCGTAAGGATGACTCTGCTATAAATTCTATCCGTTCAAATTTTGAACGATTAAAAGGAACCCAGTTATGGTTATTAAAGATGAGAAGAAAGAAAGCTTGGTTCAAGATGTAATGCAGGCTGTTCAACAAGAGCCAAGCACTGATGAAAGAATTGGTAGGTTTCTAAAGGAATATGACGGGGAGTTTCCAGATGCTTCTACTATTGAAGCGGATTTTAGATATCAAAATCCTTTTGAGATTCCGGAGTTTTTGAATCAAAAGGATTACAAATATGCCTGGCTTGATCCCCAGGACGACATTCAAATGTATAATGCTCTGGAAAAAGGCTTTTTTAAAATTGTTACGAGGTCGTCAAGCTGTGTGAAGAATGCCAGAAAAGCGGATCCGTATTTCCGCTCGCATGGAGCTATTGAATTGCAGCGGATGATCCTCGGTTTTCGGCCTACCGATTTAGAAAATCGCTTGAGACAAATGCCCGTCATTCAACATAAAGCAATGACTGAGGCGTTAGTTGCAGGGAAGGAAACTGAAAACTATGAAACTTCGTTTGATAAATATCGAGGCGACTTTGATAAGAAAGACACTGGGAAGATTTCTCAGGTTTTCTATGAAGAGCCCGCAGGAGAATAATTAAGATGTCAAATACCAGAAATCCAAATTGGGGCATTAAACCGTTGTTTATGGCGGAAGCACGTAAGACGGCATTGTTGCTCCCGATTACTAACAATTATGGCACTGCGCTGTATCAGACTGATCCGGTTGTGGCAGTAACTGCCGGGACTATCGAAAGAGGCCCGACCGCTACAGCGTGGTTAGGCGTCATTCTGGAGCTTTTTCGACGCTCCGGCACCGGCCTTTATTCGGCTTCTGGCCTGACGCCGGTTCAATATATGGGTGCAACGCCGGGAGCTGCTTATACCTATTTTGCATTGGTTGCAATTGATCCAATGATTTTCTACTCGATGCAAGAAGATGGTGATACCAGTTCGCTGCAACTTGCTGATATGTGGGGTGCTTGCGATATTATCTTTACTACTTCGGGCAATACTACGACTGGCATAAGTGGCGCTGAAATTGATTCATCTTCAGCGGATAATACGGCTACCAGGCCGCTTATGGTTGTAACGCCGTTGGCAAATTATTTTGATGTTGATGCTGGCGCTTACAATGCAATTTCTACTGATGGTGCAGCGGCAAATTATTGCAAATTTATTGTGAAGCAGTTCAATGGCCAGATGGGGCCTGGTGCTGTCACTGCCGGCTTGGCGTAAGGAGGTATTTTAAATGACAACTGAAAGCAGAGGCCGGTTTATAACGACAACTGTCCCAGGACTGTTTGCTGTGGCGGTTGAAGAGTATAAACGGTATCCTGAAATTTGGCGTAATTTAATTAAGGTAGATAAGTCTACTAAGGCGTATGAAGAGTGTGCTTATCTTGGCGGTCTTTCGTCTGTGCCGAAAAAAGCTGAAGGCGATTCGGTTGTTTACGATGCTCGGCTGCAAGGGCCGACTAAACGCTGGACTCACGATACGTATGCTCTGGGTATGCGTATTACTGAGGAAACNATTGAGGATGATCAATATCGTGTAATGCAGGATGGGGCCAGGGAATTGGGAGTATCGGCCCGTGAGACACGGCATATCAATGTTGCTGAGATTTTTAATACCGGCTTCGTGACAACTTATCATACTACGGGCGGCGGCTTGGCTATTTTTTATGGTAGCCATGTTCGGCTTGATGGCGTTACTTGGAGCAATTTGGCTACGCCATCGGCGCTGAGTTATTCAACACTGCAAAGTGCTATTCTGGCCTTTGAGTCTCAGGTTGATTCACGGGGCAAGAAAATTATGCAGACCCCGATGACGCTGCTTGTGCCTCCGGCCTTAGAATATAAGGCGATTCAAATTTTGCAGAACCCGGATCAGCCGGATACCGCAGAACGAAATATTAACGTTGTTACAAGAGCCAGGCCTGGCATTAAGTTGGTTGTGTGGCCTTATCTGACTTCGACGACCGCCTGGTTTCTGATTGGCGATAATGCAAGGATGGATACTGGCTTGATTCATTTTGAGAGAGTCGGGGTTCAGTTTGGCAGAGAAGGTGACTTTGATACTGGCGATGCAAAGTTTAAGGTTCGGTGGCGGTCATCTATTGAAATTAACAATCCTATTGGCCTCTATGGCAACGTAGGGGCGTAAGGAGGAAAGGCGCTATGACAACTAACTTTCCTCATGGTGTGCTAACTGCGGCAACTACGGGTATTGTTGTTGAGGTTGCTGCTTAACAATGCCTATTTATGAATATCATTGTGGTCACTGTGATAGGGAATTTGAGCGACTGGAGTTGTCCCAAAAGGATTCTTCAGTCGCCCAATGTCCTTACTGTCAAGGAGCTGGTGCGAAAATAATATCAGCTCCGGCAACTGTGGGCGAGCCTTGGAAAGAAAGAATGTCGCCCACGAGGCTGCCTAATTGGCACCAACAAAATAAGATGGCTGCGTGGCAAGATTCTTGGACGAAATATCGTCAGAAGAAACCGTTACCTCATGATAAAGGTTCCGGGATTAAGGTTTATGAAACCGAGGGATTGAAGAAGTCTGAGTGAAAATTTCTATCCGTTCAAATTTCGAACGGATAAAAAGTTGATGGGAAAAAACGGATTTCTATCCGTTCAAATTTCGAACGGATAGAATTAGATTCTCGTAAAGTTTAAATAAGAGGCCGTAAAGATGGCATATCAAACTGTAACAGTGCATCATAAAAAATATCCGCATACTTCAGTTATGGCTTCGCCGTATCTTTGCGATAATACTGGGACATTAAATTGTGCGGCTGATTTAGAGGATTTGAAAGCGTATCTTTCAAATGTCGGGGAGGTTTTCTTTCCTGAGGGAACGTATTTATTGTCTGATGATTTGACTATTCC